TCGGACTTCCTGCTACTGCTGACCTTATGCTCGCTCTCATTTCTAACGAGGAAATGGAAGAGCTCGGACAGATAATGGTCAAGCAGTTAAAGAATAGATACAATGACCCTACAATGTATAAGAGATTCGTTGTAGGTATTGACAGAGCTAAGATGAGGCTGTATGATTGTGATCAAGGAGCACAAGATGATATCATCGATGCAGGTGATATAGAACCTGCTACCAACCCTAAGAAAACCTTTGATGGATTTAAAATCTAATGTCTGAAACATTTACAAACACACCAGGTGATAATTACGAGAGTGAGAAAGCTGCTGAAGAGATATCCAATGCCTCCAGAGATAGAGTAGAGGATGCTGAGGCAAAGGCAAAGAAGATGAGTCAGGAAACTCCTAAGACTCCAGAGGAGATGTTAGACAGTGAGAATATGGACACTGCTCCTAGGGCTAAGGAGAGAATGAAGAAAAGGATTAAGGAGAAGGATAAGGCAGAGAAGGATGGAAAGAAGAAGTTTGAGGTTGACTTAGATAACTACATGAAGTTTGTAGATCAAGTCACATCACCTGCTAGTAAAGATTTCAATGCTCTCATATCAAGGTATGGTGAGTTGAAGGGTGCAGGTTGTGACATTGCTAGGTTAGACACTGCTGCATCAGGTATATGTGCAGAGGGTGGAGAGTTTATGGAGATAGTTAAGAAGTTAAAATTCCAAGGCAAACCATATGATGCTAAGAATAAAGAGCATCTTCAGAAGGAATTGGGTGACATTATGTGGTACGTTGCACAAGCAGCACTAGCATTAAACGTCAGACTTGATGAAGTCATCTATATTAATACACTTAAGTTAGCAGCACGTTATCCTAATCAAATGTTTGAGGTAGGATACTCAGAAAACAGAGCACCTGGAGACATATAATGACAGAAGCTTACACACACGGTAATTTATCAGTAGTAGTACCAATGGATGATATGGAACTCATCCTAAGACAGATGTGGAAGTCACGTAAGAGTGAAGAGAAGATGGGTGAGTTGTATGAGAAGTATAAAAGGTTAGTAGATCTTTCTTATGATACAGCACCTTGTGATATATGATTTATTAAGAAATGCTAACAGGGGTTGACAGACCCCTTTTTTTATGTCATATTATATCTGTTGGACGCAACACTGGGAGTGACTGAATAAACTTACTGGCATATAGCTAGTTAAGGTGATGAGATACAGGTGGTGCTGCTACTTCGGAAGAAGTAGAATCGACTTACCAGTCGGATCTCAGGCAGAGATGTTTTTCTAACTGTAGAAATGCCCATCTCTTGTCGGTACACAGGAATCCGACCTCCTACATTAATAAATAAGAGGGACTGAGCTCCCTCTTTTTTAATGGCTTACCTCTCAGGTGGTGAACAGACTACTATAAACTCAACGATAACAGAATTATTTCCAGCACTTGCGTTCAATACTGGTAAGACTTTCAATTCGCCTGAAGCACTTGAGGAATATATTCTGGAGTTGGATTTAGAAACTGGTGACGCAAGAAAATCTTTTGTTAACACTTCCAATGTTGATGCTGCATATGGTTATCTCTCTAGACTAGAAGAGTTAAGACCTTCTATGAAGAAAACAAAACTAGAGAATGCTCTTGGTATATTGGATTGGCTTAATGATTATAATAAGAAAAGAAAAGTAGAGAAGGTTGTCTGGGGGTATAGAGAGAAACCAACTGGTGTCCCAAACAATCATGCAGGTGATATATTTTTAATACATAAGGATAAGAATATTAAACCAAAGGTATTGGGTGTAAGTTTGAAGGCAGGTACAGCATCTTCAAAGGAACCAAAGTTAAATTCTTATGTAGGTACTACTCTTAAAAAAAATGCATGGAAGAAGGCATATCCAAATGCAATAACTAAGTTAAAGAATACCTTGTGGAAGGAGGTCTACTCCAAGATACCTGACATGCCTAAGAGTATGAATCAGAGTAATTGGTTACAAATATCAGCAACTAGACAGACACCTCACAAATGTGTACAAGAAGGAGTACTTAATTTATTTAAAAAAGATCCTCTTATGTTTGATGCTTTCTATGTGAGGATGAATACTATATGTCGTAATCAATTGGTCTGTATGATCAATGGTAATCTTAATGCAACTAAGCAATGGATTAATGAAGAGTTTAGATTACAGAAGCAAGATGTTGAGGTACCAATGATACTTGTTAAAGCAATTGGTACTAATGCAGTTGCTTCACCAACAGATCCATTAAGAGATATACTTCCATCAGTCACTAAAGTTAAAGCATATCTTAAGAGTGGGTCAGTACAAGAATGGTACATTGATCTGATGACAGAGACATCAACCGAGAAGATGACTTTATCTATGACCATTAGAAGTGACTCTGAGTATAGAGAAGCAAAACAGAAGGGTAAGTTAGGTGCTTATACTATGCTTAAGCTATTGTACAGAGGATAAAGTGTCCACTCATTCACCCATTAACCTAAAGCACCTGTTATAATAAAGACATGGCAAAGAACACACACTTAGAGCACTTAGAAGATGATATATTCAACAGTGGTACTGCTGGTGTAACAAATTCTATTAACTTTCTAAAGTCTCTTAGGGATATGTTGACTGAAGGAGACGGACAGTCTGCTATGAAGGTTACTACCAAATGGGATGGAGCACCTGCTATTATATGTGGTAGGAATCCACAGGACGGTAGGTTCTTCGTTGGTACCAAGTCAGTATTTAATAAGACAGATCCAAAGATAGTATACAGTGAAGCAGATGCAGATAAATTCTATCCAGGTTCGACTGTAGGGGGTATCCTTAAAGAGTGTTTACAAAGACTATCCACTCTACCTATACAGGGTGTGTTACAAGGTGACCTGTTATATCAGAAGACACCTTCGGTAATAATGCTAGAGGGTAAACGTAACTATAGTTTCAGACCTAATACTATTACATATACTATTCCTGTTGACAGTGATTTAGGTGAGAGAGTTGGTAAGAGTAAGTTAGGTATAGTATTTCATACTGAGTATACTGGTAGGACTATCGCAGACATGGTGGCAGGTTTTGGTGCTGATGTCAGTGGACTACAGAGTAAATCAGAGGTTGCAGTATTCTCTTCAGAGTTTACTAATGTAGGTGGTGCTGCTAACCTAACTCAGGTTGAGAAAGCAAATGTAGATAGGACTATCATGTCTGCTGAGAGAAACCTAAGACAAGGACAAGGTTTTATTAAGAGTGTCCAAGGTGTAGGTAAAGGACCATTTACCCTACCTGCATTGTTTAAGGTATACTTTAACCAAGTTGTACGAGAAGGTACGGTACCTAGTGCTGCTCATATGTCCAAACAATTTTGTAGCTTCATTGATAAGAAATTCTGTGCTGAGATAGCAAAGAAGAAGACAGGTAAGTCCAAGATGGAGTGGATGAAACGACGTAATGAAGCTGTTAAATTCATAAATACTAACAGATCTTCCATGAACTCAGCATTGGATGGGTTTAAAAACCTTATGGATGCTAAGGTCATGATCATAAATAAATTAACGAAGATCAAAAGTGTTGGCACATTCCTTGAAGAAGAGAATGGTCTACGAGCAACTAGTCCTGAGGGATTTGTTGCTATTAAAGATGGAGCAGCACTTAAACTTGTTGATAGACTGGAATTTTCCAGAGCAAACTTTACAGCCGCTAAGGACTGGGGATGAAATTTTTAGAATTCTTAAGAGAAGCAACTAAAGCCAAAGGTAAGACTGCTGCTGAAAAGAAAGCAGAAGCACAGGAGGCTGACAATCATGTGGCGATTACTTTCGGGAGGTTTAATCCTCCTCATGCTGGTCATGGCAAGCTCCTCGATGCTGTTAAGGCACATGGTGGAGACTCAGGTAATTATAGAATCTATCCAAGTAGGTCACAAGACCATAAGAAAAACCCCTTAGGTGCTGATCAAAAGGTTGGACACATGAGGAAGTTGTTTCCATCACATAAGGATGCTATCCAAAACAATGAAGCACATAGGAATGTCTTTGACATACTACGTGACCTAAATGATGAGGGTAAAGAGCATGTAACTATGGTAGTGGGGGATGATCGTGTCAAAGAATTCGAGAAGATCACTAACAAATACAATGGAGTGCACTATGATTTCAAGACTATTAATATCAAGTCTGCTGGTGCTAGAGATCCAAAGTCTGAGGATCCAGTCGAGAAGCTAAGTGCTAGTGGTCAGAGGAAGCATGCTTCTGGTGACGACTATGATAGTTTCCATGCTGGTCTACCTAAAGGTACCAGTAAGAAGTATGGTAAGACTTTAATGTCTGATGTAAAGGCAGGTATGGTACCTCCTAAGAAGGACAGTAAGAAGAAGACTACTAAAAAAGAATCTGTATGGGACTATGCACCTAAGCTAGACTACGATACATTCAGAGATTTCTATATGCTCAACCAGATCTTTAAGGTTGGAGCATTAGTAGAGCATGACGACACAGGATTGCGTGGTCATGTAGTCCACCGTGGTACCAATTATATTATTATGAAGGACGATAAAGATATTGAGTTACGTGCTTGGTTACAGCATGTGACAGAGGTAAATGAACTCACACCTACACAGGTAAGAGCAGCAGATACCAGTAAGGACCAGTCTAACTACTCTGCTGATGATGGCAGTGGTAATACGTGGAAGGCGGGTACAGATACATATAGAATAGCACTTCAATCTATGACCCCTGGACAAGAGGTCAAGAAGTTTTCTGACTTCAATGCAGAAATCAGAAATAATAAATAATCACGTATAGAGACAACCTTTCTTTCTGGACAAAGAAAAATGAATTTAGAAATGCTAGTATCATCTGCTCTTATGGAGTATTCCCAAGTGGAGCAGCATAGAATCCTTTTAGCGTTGGAAGAAGGAGCAACCCCTCCCACCCCACGTATAAAGAAAGGACTTGAAAAGGTCATGGAAGTTCTCAATACATGGGAGCCTATCGTAGAAGGATATGCTGGATTCCCTGTTGAAAGAGAGCACATCGATAAGAAGAAGCGTGAGCACGACAAAGATAGAAACATTGGACGTGTTGTACGTGACTTTGTTATCACTGGTAAGAAAGCTGACGGACGTTACATTGTCGTCGGTAAGAAAGGAGAGAAGACTGCTAAAGCACCAGAAGATATGGGCTTGACTGCTGTTAAAGAAGGTATCGACATTGAGATACTTCATCAACAGATGCTTGCCGAAGCCAAGAAAGCTAAGAAGGTTAAGAGATGGTGGGATGACGATGGCGATGGCAAGGGCTATGAGAAGCACGAAGTCAAAAAGACTGCCAAGGAAGACACCGATCTTATAAATAAACTACGTGACTCTGGAGTATTTACCGAAGAGGAGCTAGCTAAGATAGCGGAGACTGACAATGAGTAATCCAAATGGAAGGTCTCCACAGGATAGCTATCTCAAAACAAAAAAGAAGGGTAACGTCACGGTTAACCCAAAGAAGGAGGATCTAATGTCCGAACTATTTACAAAGAATTTACGCAATGCATTGCAAGAGATAAAACAGCAAGCAAAGCAATCAATTAAAGAATCACCAACTGTACCAGCTACTACTACTGATGGTACTAAAGAAGTATCTAAGAAGAAGTCTGCTGAGACTAAGAAAGCAGGTGATGTAAAGCCTGAAGCACCAACAGCATGTGAAGAGATCGATGATTCACAAGCAAAGAAAGAGATCGCAGAACGAATGCGTCAACGTCTAGTTGCTTTGACTCAAGAGCATGACAAGAAGTTTATGATCGATATAGCTGATCCTAAGTAAACTCTTATACATAGTGTACCTTTAAATTTGGTACGATGATTAACTTTTTAATGCCTATTGCCATTAGTATTATTAATAAGGCAATAGATAGGATCCCAGAGGATCTCGATTCAGTAATAAAAGATTTTGTTATTAAGATACTAAAGAAAGCTGCTGCCAAGACAGACAACAAAGTAGATGACGAGCTAGTCGCTGCTGTTGCTAAGGCACTGCTTGAATCTTAGTGCTTATAAATAAATTATAGGAAAATTAATTCTCAGAGGAGAAACTCATGGCAGTCTTTGGTACAATAGACGCTGCTACGTTTGGAAATAATGTCGCTGTCACAAATGGTGATGCTACTGTTACCAAGAATGCAGCTGATAGTGTTAACGTAGGAGATATATTAATCTTAAATGACGTTAACTATCTCGTAAGAGAAGTAACAAGCACAACCGCAATCGAATTACACAAAGTATATGCAGGAAGCACTAACGCTTCTTTGTCAGGTGCTATCAGACGTACTGCACCAAAGGCAGTTGCTGAGTATGTTGTAAAGGGTGGTGACAGTGTAAGTTACGACTTAGTATTTGTTGATACTACAGAGCAATCAATCGCTTCAAACAAGACACGTGGAATCACTGGTCCTGGTTGGTGGCAGTATCAAAC